GTCGATGCGTCAGATCAAGGACGGAGCGAACATCCAATTCCTGCTGTTCCAGACGGGCGCGACGACTTCGGCAGGTACGGTCAATGTCGACTTCGACTACGGCTACGGAGGCTGATTGTGGATAGGCAGATACTGGATTTGGTCAAGGACTTCGCACAGTGGCAGGGCAACACGTTCACCCTTGCCAATCTGATCGTTGAGGCGCAGAAAGAACTGGACCGGCAGAAGCTGATTGACGCCGGATTTCCCGAGGCTGCGGAGGCGCTCTGATGGCTCTGTGCTGCAATGGTAACCAGTTTGCATCCTGCGGTATGTACTACGCCGGGGCGACTGCTGTGTTGAGTGCTTATCCATCTGCGCTACAGGGGAACTTCTCGCAGACAGGTCGGATCAGGAACATTACGGCGGGGGAGGGAATCACTAGCGAACTGGTGGGCATTCCTTCTGGTTATAGGCACCCGGCTGCATGGATGATGCCGCAGAAGCCGGGGTTACTGGCCGCTCGCAATACGGCCATCGGTAGTGGTGGTGTATCCAGCGCCACTATGCAGTCCGGCTACAACATCGCAGCGGGAATATCTGGCGCTGGTGACATTCCCGGTTGCGACATCGGCCTGATCGTATCTATCGCGGCGGTGCTTACAGCCAGCGGTGACATCAGTTCGGCAGACGCAACGGCACTGGCGACAATGGTAGCAACCATTACCGGCTCGGGTGACATTGCAGCAGCGGCGGCGGGCCTTGCAGACCTTGGCGCGGCTCTCACGGGCGCTGGCGTTGTCGTTGCCGGCAACACCGCACTGATGGACATAGCGGCAACCATCCGTGGCTACGGCGACCTGACGCCGGAAGGTCTGCGCGATGCGGTATGGACTGCTGTGCTGGCGAACTACCCGGATACCGGCACAGCAGGGCTTGCGCTGACGAATGCTGGTGCGGGCGGAAACCCGTGGTCGGCAATCATCGAGAGCGGGCTGACGGCTGAAGAAATTCTGCGCATCGTCGCTGCCGCACTTGCTGGCAAAGTGAGCGGCGCTGGCAGTGGTACAGAAACCTTCGTCGGTCTTGACGGCACGACGAACCGCATCGTCAGCACGGTTGATGCCAGCGGTAACCGATCGTCGGTGGTTGTTGATGGCACTTAGTCACTTTGCTGCTCTGCACTTCGGCGCTCGGCATTTCATCGCGCTGGCCGGGGAGCGCGGCTTTGTTGAAGCAATGCAGGACTATATCGTCCGTGCCCGCCGTCTTGGCAGGCGATAGCCGTTACCTATTGACCGTAAGACAGCAATAGTTTATAACTATCAACAGTTTTGGAGCGCCCCTGATGGACGACCAGCAACAGCTACCTGCCGATGAGGAAAAGAACAAGCGCCTAGCCGCGCTGGCAGGGCGTCTCGTCGATCTTCGCAAGGAAGCCGTCGAGGGCCGCAAGTCGTCCGGTATCGAGGATGTCTGGAAGTCTGCCGAGGAAGCGTACCTTGGCATTGATGATGTCAATCGCGCGCAGTGGGAAAAAGCGCAGTGGGCGAAGCCGACCTCAATGCAGGGGCCGCTGACTCGCGCAACGGCCGGTGACGGTACGGACAACCGCAGCACGGTGTTCATCCCGCTGACCGCACGTTACGTCGATGCCGGTCATGCAAAGGTGTCTGAGCTTCTGCTGCCGATGGATGACAAACCCTTCGCCTTCGATCCGACGCCAGTACCTGAGTTGATCGCCGCTCGGGACATGCTCAAGCAGGTCATGCAGAACGGTGGCGAGTTACCGCCGCAGCAACCGCAGCCGATGGCACAGGCTGTCGCGCCAGATAGCCTGATGACGCAGCAGCCGGCCGCATCAATGCAGCCGGTACCGCAGACCCCACAGGATGCGTTTGCCGCTGCCAAGGACGCTGTAGCCCGTGCCACGACTTCGGCCAAGGCGGCAGAGAAACGCATCTACGACTGGATCGTCGAAGCGAAGCATGCAGTCGAGATGCGTAAGGTGCTGTTCGATTCGGCGCGTATCGGCGTCGGCATCCTGAAGGGACCGTTCGTTGAGGCGCGTACCTCCACTGCGCTGACAAAGGACGAGCAGGGCAACGTCGCGATCGAGATAAAGAAGGAACGCAAGCCCGGCGAGCGTCAGGTTGATCCATGGAATTTCTTTCCCGATCCGGCGTGTGGCGAGGATGTAACGAAGGGGTCGTACTGCTTCGAGCGCGACTACATGTCGCCGGCACAAGTCAAGAAGCTGCCTGCTGTCGGTAGCTACCTGCCGGATCAGATCGAATTGGTTCTCGATGAAGGCCCGTCGAAATGCTATCTGACTGAAGACGGGCAGCGCAATCCGAGCGCGGTCGATGATCCGAAGATCAGGGCGAAACGATTTGAGCTTTACCATTTCTACGGTGAGATCAGTGCCGAAGATTTGATGGTAGCGAACGAGAACCTCGCCAGCAAGGTTGCCAAGCGCGAGACGTATCACGTCACTGCCACGTTGATCAACGAGCGCGTCGTGCGCGTCGTGCTCAATCCGCTCGATACCGGCCGCATGCCGTACCGTGTGTTCCCGTGGCGTCGTCGCTCCGGTCATTGGACTGGCGTCGGTATTGGCGAGCAGTGCTCGCCGGCACAGGTGATGTGCAACGGTGCCACGCGCGCCATGCTGACGAATGCCGGTCAGTCTGCCGGTGTGCAGTTGATCATTGACCGCACGTCGATCGTTCCTGTTGACGGCAAGTGGATCATCACGCCGAACAAGGTGTGGGTCAAGAAATCCGACGCAACGATCGATGACATGACGAAGGCGTTTACTGCCGTCGAGATTCCCGATCGGCAGCAGTCGTTGATGAACATCATCGAGTACTCGTTCCGTATTGCCGAAGAGAGCACAAACATACCCCTTATCTCTCAGGGCCAGAGCGGAGCGAGTACGCCCGACACATACGGTGCGGCCGCGTTGCAGAATAACAACGCGAACCAGTTGCTGCGCAGCATCGCCACGACGTGCGACGACTGCATCACCGAGCCGTTGATCCGCGACTACTACGAGTGGTTGCTGCTCGATCCTGATGTACCGAATGAAGAGAAGGGTGACTTCAACATCAACGCCCACGGATCGTCCGCTCTGGTTGAGCGCGCGATTCAGGATCAGGTCATCCAGCAACTGGTCGAGCCGAGCCTGAATCCGGCCTTCGAGTTGAGCCCGGCGCGCGTGATGGAAGAGTACCTGAAGAGCAAGCGCATCGACTACCGCAGCCTGAAGCTGACCGACGAAGAGAAGGCTGAGATGGCGAAGCGTCAGCCGCCGCCAGCGCCAGCCGTACAGGCCGCACAGATCAGAGCGCAGGCGCAGATGCAGAGCGACAAGTTGCGTGAGCAGACTGCTCAGTTGCGCATCAAGAAAGACACGGATCGTGACGCCGTGTATGTGCAGGCCGAGACGCAGCGGACGCAGGTTGAATTCACATCACGTCGTGAGGAACTGGCGGTGCGTCGCGAATTGGCACTGCTCGATTACGCCAACAAGCATCAGCAGACGCTTGAGCAGATCAAGGGCAAGTTGGCTGAGACTGTAATGAAGTTGCGCACTACCAAAGAACTTGCGCTCGGGTCTGCAACGATCGATCTGCACAAGCACAGAAATCCACCCCCACCGATTGCACCGTCAATAGAGCCAGCAGGGCGTGCTCCCGCCGGTCAGAGTTTTGCGCAATGAACACACTAACTAAAACCTGCAGTAATTGTGGTGCGGTTCTGGCTGTTACTGCGTTCCCAAAAAATGCGTCACGGTGCAAGCCGTGCAAGAAGTTGTATATGGCGCAATGGAAAAAGGATAACGCCGAGCGTATCTCACAATATCAAAAAGAGTGGTTTGCAAAACGACCAACCTATCGCGCTGAATGGCTCGCAAAGAATCCTGATTATTTCAATGCTAGGTGGTTGGCAAATCGTGATGCACTGGTCGCTTACCAACGTGCGCGTACTGCGGCTTTTGTTGCGGCTGATCCTGAATATCGCAAGAAGCTATACGCGGCGGATGCTACAACAAACAAAGCTCGCGCCAGTGTTTATGCAAAGGCCAATAGAGACAAAGTCAACAACCGTCAGCGTGCATATCGTGCGAAATATCCAGAGAGACTGTATGCCTCGTTGCGCAAACGACACACGGGTGTCCTTCGCAGCGGTAGGAAAACAGAACTCGATGTCTTGGTGCTTGAGGAAGCTGCAATTTTACGTCGGTGCCGCACAACTATGACTGGCATCAAATGGCATGTCGATCATATTGAGCCGTTGCACGGCAGTACCGTATCTGGTCTTCACAATGCGTTCAATCTCGCTGTAATCCCGGCAGCGTTGAATCTCAAAAAGGCAAACAAGCGGATTGATGTTCCGTGGACGCAGATGGAGTGGCGCAAATGATCGATGAACTGGTTTCCCGCACCTTCGCCATGCGTGACGCTGCTCACCGCGAGCACTTCCGCACGGACAGCTACGCTCGGCACATGGCGCTCGGTGCGTTCTACGAGGCACTGCCCGGTGCGGTTGATGCGCTGGTCGAAGCGTACCAAGGCATGTTCGATCTGGTCGGTGACTTCGACGTGACGCTGCCGAGCGGCAAGTATGACATTGATGTGCAAATGCAGGACGACATCGACTGGCTGCAGGCCACTCGTGACGATACCTGTCAGGAAGACCCGTCGCTGCTCGCGCTACTGGATGATGTTGTGGCGCTGTATCAGAAGACGCTCTACAAGCTGAAGAGGCTGGTATGAAGATAACCGAAGCCCAATCGACCAACCCCTTGTGGCAGGCGCTGCGTGCTCACTACACGACACGTCTCGCGCAGCTTCGCATGGACAACGACAATACCGCACTGAGCGAGAAGGAGACTGCTGTGCTGCGCGGTCGCATCGCTGAGTGCCGCGCGATATTGGATATGGATTCACCCGAGCCGGAAGCAATTACGGTTCAGGGAATGTAGGTGCCGCCGACCGAGAGGTCCACGGCAAGGATGACGACCCACGGAAACGCCGGTCGTTGATAACTAGGAGCATGACATGGAAGATGATGACGTAGTGGTTGATGCACCGACAGCAGAGCAGGAAGCTGCTGAGTTCAATGGCGGGTTTGGTGATGAGGTAGTTACAGGTGCCACACCGGCTGACGAACCGAAGATGATGCAGGTACCCGAGGATGAGTATCGTAAGTTGCTCGATGGCGTGGCACGGATCGAAGGGATCGAGGCCTCGTTGGAGAAGCAGTTCGGTACAGCCTTCGGCAAGATCGGCGGCATCGAGCGTGTGATTGACCAGCTCAAGTCCTCTGCTCCTGCTGGTGGAAAGATCGAGTTGTCCGAGGAGGTCGTCGCCGATCTGGCTGCTGAGTTCCCCGAGATGGCGAAGCTGCAGTTCAAGACCTTGCAGAAACTGGTCGATACGATCAACACCAGCACCATCACCCCGGCACCGCAAGATGCCGCCCAACCTTCAGCGCCTGTCATTGACGAGGAGGCCATCGAGCGCCGAGTCCGTCGTGCGATCACTGAAGAGACGTTGAACGAATTCGACGAGAAGTGGAAGGAAACCATCGGTCTGCCTGATGACAAAGGGGTAATTCCCGATACACCATTCAGGCAATGGCTTGTCAAACAGCCGAAGGAATACCAGACACGCGTCCGATCAACGTATAGCGCCACGGTCCTTACGGACGCGCTGACCAAGTTCAGGGCAGCGCAGACGAAGGCGCAAGGGCGAAGGGAAGTTCTCGACGCCGCAGTTGAAGTAACGGGTAGCGGAGGGCAAGCGCCCAATGCTGGCTCAACCGACAACGACGAATTCGATGCAGGATTTAAGTCGTAGTCATATCGTCATTCTTTTATAGGAGCCTCTCATGGGCCAGATGCAAACTTTCGGCTTGACCCCCGGCCGAATCAATAAGTTCAAGGGTCAGATTCTGAAGCACGCTGTACCGGTGGAAGTTCTCGCCAAAGGTGGCCGTCAGGTCAAGTTCCCGAAGAACAACTCGGACACGTATGTTGCCCGTCGTTGGGTGCCCTACGGTGCGACTACGACCAACCCGAACCAGTTCTTCCAGAATGCAACCGGCGACCGTGCAAACACGCTGGTCAATGCGCACCTGACGCAGGAAGGCGTGACCGTGCTGCCCGAGTCCATCACTCCGATGGACATCTCTGTCGTCATGCAGCAGTATTCCTGCCTGTATGGCTTCAGCGACAAGACCTACGACCTGTACGAGGATGACATTCCGCAGGCCATGCAGGAGCAGATCGGCGAGCGCGTTGCACTGGTGAACGAGATGATCGTTTATGGCATCGTCAAGGCCAGTACCAATCAGTGGTACGGCGGCACCGGCACCAGCCGCGCGACCGTCAACGGCAAGCTCACGCTGCCGCTGATCCGCAAGATCGTCAAGTCCCTGCAGGCGAACCACGGCAAGAGCGTGACGCGCGTGCTGTCGGCTTCCAACCAGTACGGCACCGACGCTGTGGCCTCCGGCTTCATCGTGTATTGCCATACCGATCTGGAACCGGACATTCGCGATCTGCCCGGCTTCACCCCTATCGAGAAATATTCCAGCGGCACGCCGATGGCAAACGAAGTCGGCAAGTGCGAACGCTTCCGCTTTGTCACCTCGCCTGACCTGCCGTCCTATCAGGACGCTGGTGCGGCAATCGGCACGCTCGGCCTGTACTCGACGACCGGCACCAGCATCGACGTGTATCCGCTGATCGTGGCTGCCGAAGATGCATGGTCGCAAGTCGCGGTGCGCGGCAAGGAGTCTCTCGATCCGACCTTCCTGCCGCCCGGCCAGAAGTCGAAGAGCGATCCCTTCGGTCAGCGTGGCTACGCCGGCACGATCTGGTGGAAGGCAGCGATGGTCGAGAACTACGGCTGGCTGGCTGTCGCCAACGTTGGCGTGACCAACCTGTAAGCCATAGGGGCCGGCTAGTTCAGCGGCTCCGTTCAAGGAGATCATTATGCAAAACACAGTTGCACAACAACTCGCCGCCGTTGCGGCCAGCGGTGACCGGGAGGCTCTTCGCCCCTTGCTCAACGCGCTGGCTGATCGAATGTCGAGTCAGGCGCTTGCTACTGCCGGCCTTGTCATCAAGGCCGGTGGCGGTGTGCTTGCCAAAGTCGGTGCTACCGATTTTCAAGCCGTCGCCAATGGCAAGCATGTCACGATCGCTGCCTCGACGGACATGCCCGCACTTACCGGTCTTTCGATCGGCGCAGGCAAGTTCAACGTTGCTGTTTTCTATGTCGATTCGGCGGGCACCAAGACCGTTGGCTTCGGCACGGAGGGCGCTACGGCGGCTGCGGTCAAGTTTCCGCAAACACCCGAGGGTAAGGCCATCATCGGTTATCTGATGATTACCTATGCTTCAGCATTCACAGGCAACTCGACGGCGCTTGATACCGCAACGACGATTTATGTCAGTCCGGTAGGCGCATTCGATCCGAGCATTTCGCTCGGCTAACTCTACACAACGAAAGGAACAAGCACCATGGATAATCTTCAGCAAACTCCGCTGACTGCGATGCTCACCAAGGCAGGTCTGGCTGTCGGTACCACTACGACTACCACGACTACCAATGCGCTCGTCATGTACTACAGCATCAAGGGCAAGATGTACACCTTCACGGGTGCCAGCAACGGCGCGACGCCGACGACTGACGCAGTGACTGGTGCCGCGTTCCTGCCGATCGCTGTCAACAAGGCCGGTGTGTTCGTCTGGTGCCTCGATACCAGCGCAGCACTCAAGGTCGTGCAGGGTCAGATCGTGGATTACTCGGACGCTGGTGTCTTTGCCAACGCTCCGCAATTCCCCGGCATTCCCGACACGCTCTGTCCGATCGGCTATCAGCTGACGAAGGTCATCTCGACCGGCTCGGCATGGACGATGGGTGTCAGCAATCAAGCCTCGCAGACCGGCATCACGAAGGTTCTGGTGGATTGCATGACTCTGCCTGACCGTCCGCAAGTGGCCTAACACCACAGCCCCTTGGCAACAGGGGGTTGTCCTGTACCAACCACACAAGGAGTATCACATGCAAGAACTTGCTCATACCGCCGACATGGAAGTCGGCCAGCAAACCGCTGGTAATTTCATTCTTCCGCCGCTTGACGTGCAGATCGATCGTGAATCGATTGCGATCGAGCCTGTCGTATCGTCGCTGACCAAGAACGACTTTGCCGAAATGATGTTCATGGAAGAACTGGTCAAGATTCGCGTCGAGCCGCTGAACGAAAAGAATCCGCGCAAGATGATCGACCTCTATGTCAATGGCAAGGCCGAGTGGGTGCCCGTCGGTCGGCCGTGGATCATGCGCCGCAAGTACGTCGAGGTGCTGGCCCGCTCGAAACCGATGAGCGTACAGACCAAGCACGAGTCGGCCGAAGAGTCGCTCAACCCGCAGAACGAAGTGATCCGCACGACCTCTTCGCAGTTTCCGTTCTCCGTTCTGGAAGACACGCCGCGTGGCATCGAGTGGCTCAATCGATTGATGGCCGAGGGCTAAGACCATGACTCTGCTCCAATTATGCAATAGGCTTATTGCTGAAGCTGGTATCACGGCACAGCCTATGACAACGACCGTCAATCAAACGGGCGAGTTGGGGCGGGTTGTCAACTGGATTCAGCAGGCGTGGCTCGACATCCAGTCGGCCCATACGACGTGGCGGTGGATGCGCAAGTCGGCAACCATCGTCACTGTCGCCGGCCAATCCGGTACTTACACGGCAGTGGCAACTGACGTTGCAACATGGACACTCGATACGTGTCGTAACTACGTGACATCGCAGGGTCTTATCACAGAGATATTTATGAACTTCGTCGAGTACGACGACTTTCGCAATTCCTACCTGTACGGTGCGCTCCGGTACGCACAGTCCCGCCCGCTGGTCTTCACGATAAATCCAGACAACACCTTGTCTTTCGGACCTGTACCGAACGGCGACCATACCGTGACGAACGACTACTACAAAAAACCTGCCGAGTTATCCGGTGATAGCGCAGAGCCTGACATGCCCGCGACGTTCCACATGGGTATCGTGTGGCGGGCACTTATGTTCTACGGCGGTTACGAGGCGGCTGGCGAGGCGTATAACCGTGGTATGAACGAATACGGTATTGCCCTCGACAAGCTCGAAGTCAATCAGTTGCCGATGATCCAGATGGGAGGACCGTTGGCATGAAGCCGATGGACATGCCTCGCGTGATGTACGAGATGATAGCTCTAAAGGGCGGTCTTGATCTTGTCACGCCTACGCTGTCTCTGAAACCCGGTGTCGCTCGTGATGCAATCAACTACGAGTGCAATGTCACAGGTGGTTACACACGTATTGCTGGTTACGAGCGTTTTGATGGGCATGCATCGCCGTCAGCTGCAATCTATACCATCCTTGGTGTAACGATGGGTGGTAGTGTCAGCCTCGGTGACACGATCAACGGGCAGACCTCTGGAACGACCGGCGTGCTCCTCGCAACGCCGACAGGACAACTCGTACTGACTGCAACGACTGGCGGTTTCACGGACGGTGAGAACCTGCGTGTTGGTGTATCTGTAGTTGCTGTGTGTAACAGCACGATCGGCCAGAGCGGAACGGCATCACTGTCGGCCGCCTATAGCGCACTGGCTGCCAATAGCTATCGCGCAGCTATCTCCCGACCTACAGGCTCCGGTCCGGTGCGTGGCGTCGTGCAGTACGGCAGCAACGTCTATGCCTTCCGCAACAACACTGGCGGTACAGCTGTAGATGTGTGGAAGTCGAGCGCGGCAGGATGGGCCGCTGTACCGCTCTACAAGACGGTCAGCTTTACAGTCGGTGGTACAGCTGCACCTGTCGATGGCGAGACGCTCACGCAGGGCGCGGTGACCGCAACAGTCAAGCGTGTGTGCAAACAGTCTGGCGCGTGGTCAGGAACTGCCGCTGGCGCGTTTGTTATCACGACGCCGAGCGGTGGTAGTGGAAACTTTGCGGCAGGCGCTGCAACGCTGTCTGGTGGTGCCACGGTCACTCTGTCGGGCGTGCAGACATCTATCACCCTTGCGCCGGGCGGGCACTTCGAGTTTGTGTCCGGCAACTTCGGCGGAACGACCGGTGCGACTCGCATCTACGGATGCGATAACGTCAACAAAGCCTTCGAGTTTGATGGCGATGTACTGGCACCGATCGCTACAGGAATGCCGACCGATACGCCAAAGCATATCGCGGTGTTCAAGAACCATCTGATCCTGTCATTCGTTGCCAGCTTGCAAGTCAGCGGCATCGGCGATCCGTTCGGATGGACTGCAATCCTTGGCGCGGCAGAAATATCAGCCGGCGAGCGCATCACAAATCTAATCCTTCTACCCGGCTCGCAGAGCGGCGGCGCACTGCTGGTACAGACCCGCAACAATACGCTTATCCTGTACGGCTCATCGACCGCCGACTTCAACCTTGTCACGTACAACAATGGCGTCGGCGCTATCGATTACACCGCTGCGAACATGGCCGGTATCTATTCGCTGGACGATCGCGGCATTATGGGGCTCAACGCAACGTTGGCATACGGCAACTTCGATCAGGCGTCGCTTTCTGCAAATATTCGCCCGTTCATTGTCAGTAACCGTCAGTTCGGGCAGGCGTGCTGCGCCAATCGTGAGCGCAGCCAGTACAGACTGTTCTTCTCCAACGGTTACGGGCTGTATGCCACAATCATAAACGACAAGTTTATCGGTTCGCTTCCTATTTATTTCCCCGATCCCGTGTTCTGCGTGTGGGAAGGTGAAGACAGCAGCGGCAATGAGGTCACGTACTTCGGATCGAACGACGGCTATGTGCATCAGCTTGATGTAGGTACCAGCTTCGATGGAGTGGCGATCAATTCGTACATCACGCTCAATTATGACGCGATCCGTGGGCCGCGCCTCATCAAGCGGTTCCGCAAGGCGTCGGCGGAAATCACCGGCTCGACGTATGCGCCGCTCACCGTCAGCTATTCGCTCGGGTACGGAAAGACCGACATCGCTCCGCAGGCGCAGGTCAGCTACGCCTCGAACTTCACAGTCAGTAATTGGGACAGCGGTTTGTTTTGGGATAGCGGTTTGGTGTGGGACGGACAGACGTTAATGCCAAGCGAGATTGAATTGATGGGGTCTGCCGAAAACATCGCAATGACGTTTGCAAACAATACCGATTACACCGGGCAATTCACGATCAACAGTCTGATCATTCACTACACCCCGAGACGAGGCCTACGATAATGTCAAACGATTTCTTTAATGCGAGCGGGACTCCGGCGCAAGGCAGTCAAGTTGTTACGCCAAATATGAGGGCCGAGTTTGCGGCCATTGCAGCCGGCTTCGACAAGATGCCGGCACTTACTGGTAATGGGTACAAGATCGTATACATCAACGCAAGTGGCTCAGCAATGGTTGCGACTGGCGGTGACGGGCTATTGAAGATAAGCACGACCGGTATCCCTACTATTGCGATAGCTGGTACTGATTATCTTGTTGATATCGCAGCAACCATACACGCGGCAACAAATAAAGCAACGCCGGTCGACGCTGACGAAGTTGGTATATGGGATAGTGTGTCAGGTCTGTTACGAAAAGTCACATGGGCGAATCTGAAGGCAACACTTAAGGTGTACTTCGACACGCTGTACGCATCTCTGAGCAACCCAATAAATACAGAACAATCCCTCACCGGCTACTACTATCCCGCCGCAGGTTCAGCCTTCCAAGACATGTACCGTTCAGGCTGGCTCCCTAGCTGGTTCAATCAGCAGTGGGGTGGAGCGCAGTGGGGTACGTTGCCGGATGGTAGCTTTGGAAGCGTGGCGACTGGGAATATTGAGGACAACGCTGCTGCTCAGATTAGCTCTGCCGCAAGCGTCTACTATCTCACTCAAGGGTTCATTGTTTCTGAAAACCTGACAAATCCAGTTGTCTGGGTAAAGTTATACAAGGTAGGTAATCCCCCTGCGGCACTAACATTGTCGTTTAGAGCTAACTCAGGCGGCTCACCAACTGGTGCAGATTTAATCAGTGGAACAATCGGGGGGAGGTTAGTTACAAGCAAGACGGATGGCGAATGGTATCCGATTCAATTTACTGGAACCATAAACGCCAATACGCAATACCATTTGCTAGGGACGATGGGAACTACAGACGCATCTAACTACTTCGTCTGGAAATACACATCAGCAAAAAAGTATCCGCACGGCTATTACAATGCGGGTACGTCTGCCCCCGTATGGACGCCTACCACAACGATTGCGCTCTGCTTCCTCATCCAAAACCTCTCCGCAAACTCCCTGATTCAATCCGGTGGTATGTTCGATTACAAGCTCTGCTTCAATCCCGGTACTCCGGTCAATCAGTCGCGCAGCGTGGCGCAGCCTCTTGTCAACTTCTACGATGGAAAGACGTGCAGCGTTCTCTATCGCGGAACCTTTGCAGTATCCACGAACGTATGGGACTTTACCTACGGTCTTGACCATGACCGGATCACGCTCACCATCAATGCCAGTGGCTACCCTGTTCTAACGATCTATGAAGCAGATCGCACCGTCGCTACTGTCACGGGTACGGGCAGTGTCGCAAGTGGCAATCACGATGTTGGCATTCGTGTTCGTACTGTGGGCGATGGTGCCGACTACGCCACACTCTATGTCGATGGTGTGTCTGTAGGAACTCCGCTGACGGCGCAGACATTCACGATGGACGTGAACTTTGCTAAGTTGGGTAATTGCCGACTCGGTGATGGCTTCGGCCTTGCTCCGACTTGGACGCAGGACATGCAGATGACGAGTCTGCCGTCAGCGCAGGGGTGGACATTCACTGGAGGCGGTACGGAATCTACCTACTTCAGCATCCAGAACAACAAGTTGTACCAGAGCTTTGCAGGGTTTGCTTCTACTGACTCTAGGTATTACGCAAAAACCGGAATGTCGCTTGTAAGCGCAACCGGATGGGCTGTCGCATTCAAGGTTCGTGTTCCTTATTCGCCTAACACTGGCGATCAATCTGTAGTGTTTCAGGTTACGGATAACACGAACAGCTTCCGCATCAACATTGCAGAGTATTTCCTGACAACCGATGCCGGTGGTGCGGTTCAATTCACATACCAAGGTGACTTCAAGTCGCAAGAAAATGTGTTTGTGCTTCAAGCCAAGGGATCGGATTACTACCTGTTCTGCAACGGCAAATTGATTGTGGATGGAACAGGGAAAGCTGCCGGTAGTGGCGGTTCTGCTGCGGTGTACTTTGGTGATGGTTCTTCAGCGGCAAGCGGTAATGCCGACGCCATCTGGTCATACGTCAAATACTACCAAGGCGGAATGCTTCTCCCCACCGCAGGCAGCAACACCTGCTCCGAGTTCGCACATTGGTCAGGTGATAAGTCTGCACTGTTCCCGAGTCTGTGGAATTCCGGTACTCCGGTTAGCGTGAAGCAACTGTGCGGTGTGCCGAGGAATTATCAGTTTGAACAGGTGGTGCAGCGAGAGGTTCGGAGAGGGGTGACTACGAATCCTTCTACCTCTAGCCCGAGTGCTGTGCTGCTTCCAGATATGGAGTTATATCTAATTGGAAGTGACTTGGATGCTCAGATGTACTCAAGTCTAAATAATGCAACCTCTGGAAATAACAGCAGTTGTGGATTGCGTGTTGATGGTGTAATTATTACACCATCAAATGCGACAACCCCTGCCATGCTGTACGCAACTGCGCCAACGGCTAATGGCGTAATGGTCATATCACCATCAGTGACGCAAACATTTAAAACAGGCTTGCATAAAGTTGAGGGTCTGTATGGCTCCCCTGCATCAACTTCAGTGACAGCAATTAGCTATGCACGCAACCTCACCGTGGAAGCAAGGAGTTAATATGATTTATATACTACAAGAAGGTCAGTCCTTCGACGCCGAAATCCTGCGGCAGGAACTTGTTGCAGCAATTGGGCCGGATGGCTGGCACATCGACACCGCTGGAAATAGTGTGGTGTTCTATTCCAACTATGTCGGAACAGGCCAGAAGGAATACGAGGAGCCGGAGAACTTAGTCGAGCCTGTCATCCTCGCCCACTTCGCCAACGGTGCAACACGGGATCACAACAAGGTGATCAACGATGAAATCCTTGCGATGGAGTCCAGCACGCCAATTACCCACCGCACTCAGAGAGAGTTCATGCTTGGGGTACAGAAGCTTCTCGCTCAGACGGTAGGCATCTCAGAGGTCGACATGCTTGATCCGCAGCATCCAAATTACTCCCACGCTTACGCCAAGTTCAAGGCGTTCAACGATCTGACGATCACCAAACGCACCGGGAGGATCAACGAATGATCTGGCTTGCTCTATCCCTCCCCTTCGTGGTGTGGGTGTTTTTCCTCGCCTACACCGCACTCAAGGCGAACTGGAAAACGCTACGCATCGAGGTCAAGATTGTCGGTGCGGTCGTCGTCACGATCGGCTGGCTCGTCGACATCCTGCTCAATCTGCTTGCCTCGCTGCTCATGGTCGACGCGCCGCAGGAATGGACGTTCAGCCAGAAATGCGGCAGACTGAAACGTGTCGATAACTGGCGAGCCGATGTTGCGTATTACTTTTGCAGCAACTGGCTCGATCCATTTGAAAACGGAGGTCATTGTAAATGAGTATCCAAAACGGTTTGATTGACACACCGCTCGTACCTCCCGCAACGGCAGTGCCCGGCACGGTCGCCAATACGGACGGCACGACGTTTCCTGCCGTCACCCCGCCTGTCGGTCAGGCCGCTACGTACAACTCGGCACAGCGCACCGTCGATCCGACGCAAGAGACTGTCGCCGGTCAGATGAGAGGTCTGATCGAAACCGACTCGCCCCACATGCAGATGGCACGGACCAGCGCGAACCAGCAGATGAACTCGCGCGGCCTGTTCAATTCGTCCCTCGCGGTGACGGCCAGCGACCAAGCAGCATACGCGGCTGCGCTGCCAATCGCACAGGCTGACGCGTCGGTCTATGACACGAATGCAAAGCAGAACCTCGCTTACCAGAACGAGGCACTCAAGACCAACACGGCCGGCATCAACGATATGTCCGGTCGCAACTTGTCTGCAACCGTCGATGCGATGAAGTCAAACATGGACGCGGCAATGAAGACGCAGCTTGCCACAATCGAAGCTGACTACAAGACGACCATGCAGAACTCGGCAACGGCCAGCGAGATGTATAAGCAGACCGTCAAGAACATCTCGGATATTCAGGCGAACAAGGATATGACACTGGCAGCAAAGCAGGCTGCGGTCGATAACCAGTTCTACCTGATGAAGCAGGGCTTCGAGATTGCCGGCGCGATCGGCAACATGAATCTCGGTGAGCTGCTTAACTTCAGTGCGGCACCGGCTGTTGTGTGATGGACGACCTGCTGTGGTTGCAGGTGTCGGGCTTTTTGTTTTGCACGAAGGAAGAGTATCTGCAGGCGCTGTCAAGTTTCACGCGACATCCAGTTTTTCACGACGGGCTGTTGATTGGAGTCGTGCTCACGCGAGATGACGAGATTCACGTAGCATGGAAGCACGGCGAGCAAGGCACGCGCAGTATGTTGCGGCAGCACCTCGGTGGAGTTATAGCTAGGTACGGGCATGCGGTTACACGGGTTCCCGTATGGCGAACGGCAAGTCAGGAGTTTGTTGCACGGTTGGGTTTCGTTGAGTCGCATCGTGACGCCAACGACATTTATTATCGGATCGAAAGGATGAACCATGTTTAAGAAAACTTACCTGTCGCGCGCAATGACGCGAGCATGGTCACTTGACGCGCCGATCGGCGATCCGTTCGGCGGTCCTGCGTTTGGTGAGCGTAACGAACCGGTAACCGCATTCTTTGCGGTGGCGACAGCCTTCGAGACGATCGCGGCTATCGGTGCTGTCGTCAGCGTCGTCGGCATGGTGACGGGTAATTCCGACCTCGCCAAGATCGGTGGCGTCATGGGCCTCGTCGGTGGTTTCGGCACGATGGCGCAGGGCGGCATGTTTGGTGAGGGAATGAAATCGTGGGCAGGTGAGATCAATCAGTCCTTTGCGTCATCTACCGCAAGCAACATCAGTTCTGCTGCGACGACGGCCGACAGTGCCACAATGGTTGATGGTATGACATCCAGTCAGGTTGCTGACGTGAGCGCCAGCAGCGCGCCGATCGCTACCGGCGATCTGAACCTCGCACACGCTACCAGTGCAGCAGACACGTCAGGTATGCTTGCACCGGGCGTCGAGGCGTCACCGACTGGTCTGGTCAGCGAGCCGACCATGCAGCTTGTGGACGGTACAGCGGCCGGCGCTACACCCGGTGCGTCTGCCGATGCTGTCGCTGCGACCAATCCTGCGCTTGACACTGCAGCAACTGCATCTGGCGAACCCTCGCTGATGAGCCGTGTCGCGTCGCCTGAAAAAACAGCCGCCGCCGTTAAAGCTGCAGCAGATGGTATCAACACAGGCCCAAGTCTGTTCGACAAGATTCTGAAGTTCGGCAAGGAGAACAAAGAACTTTCGCAGGTTGCACTTACCGGCATAGCCGGCATGTACCAATCGTCTGAAAAAGCGGCAGCACTGGACGCACAAGCACGGGCCAGCAATTCGACGGCCAATCTCTACGATGCACGTACTGCCGAAATGCAGACGCAGGCGGCTAATGCTAATGCGATACCGACTGTCGGTGGTTTCTCCGTAAATCGCAACGCACCGATCTACAACAAGACGCCGGTTACAGCAGCGGGCGTTCGACCGGCTGGTTTTATTCAAACGAGGGCTTGATCATGGGACTTATCGACGACAGTACCGCTGCACCCGCACCCGCCACTGACGGCGGTGACGTAATTGCAAAGACCCGTGCGGCTTTCGAGCAGAAGGTGCCAGCCGACCAGCAAGCCTCGCTGCAGCGGATCATTCTTGCTGGACAGAAAATTCTGTATGACAAGACAACCAACAGCGCAGTCGAGAAGCGGTTGCAATCGTCCGACAATCCTGCAGCAGCCGCAGGTGCTGGCGCTGCTGAACTGTTGAGTGTGCTCATGCGCGAGAGTCGCGGCACGTTACCGAAGGCGCTGATCGGGCCGGCAACCGGTGTCTTGCTCACCGAGATTCTTGACTACATGAAGCAGACCGGTCGTATCGAAGGTACGGCGGCTGATCTGGAAACGGCAACACGTGCCATGTCGGAAACTGTGATGAAGGGGTCTGGCGGCAACTTCGACCAGATTCTCAGCAAGACCTCTGAGGCGATGAAAGACCCCGCGATCGCCGCGAAGATGCAACAACACATGCAAGGAGCATAACATGCCTTGGGACTTTGGAGCAGGTGTAGCAGCAGCGGCCGGCGCAGGTGCCGGTCTTATCAGCGACTCGATCAAGCGTGAGCGAAACCTTGAGGACGCGACGAATCTTGAGGCGCTAAAGTCCAAGGTCGAACAGGACAAGCAGGCACGTATTGCTGCGGTGCTTGCTGGTGTATCGCGCAACAAGACTGTCGAGATTGCCGGTCCGACCGAAGACGGTTCGTCGCTCGGTGTGACGGAACGGGCAAAGACCGAAGGCGAATATCGTCGTGATCGTGGTGATGCGCTGAGTAAGGTCGGCATGATTGACCACAGCGAGCGGGAATATGCTGCTGCTGATCGATCTGACGACAAGCACGAATTGCGTACCACACAGGCCGCTGCGCAGAAGTCTGCTGATGAGAAGTGGAAGGCGACGCACGAAGAGACGAAACGGTTCCATGACGCCACGATTCGTCAGCAGGCGGCACAGCTTGGTCTGAAGGCGCAGGAAGCGAAAGACTTTGCCGCTACGTCGGATTCCTACGTCACGAACAAGAGCGAGTACGAACGGTTGGTCGCGCTCAAGGACGATCCTGATCTGATCGCCGCCGCGAAACAGCAGATGGAAAAAGACGCGCTGAAGCTCAAGCAGTTCCGTGTGGATGTAGGCAACGATACGTCCGAGTTCGCGAAGCACCTGAACCTGTCGGCCACTCTGGAAAAGCTGAACAAGACGATCGCCGATCCGATGACAGACGCTGGTACGATCGAAAAGGCAAAAGCTGCCCGCGATAACGTGCTGACGCAAATGACAGCGGCGACTGGTGGCAAGGGTGCAGGTACGCCGGGTGGTGGTGGTGGTGGTGGCGAGAAGTATACTGTCGGTCAAGTTGTACCTGTGCCCGGTAAAGGCGACATGGAGTATCTCGGCGACAACAAGTGGCGAGCAGCGAAGGCTGCAGCGGCTGGTGGCAAACCGCAACCTGCATTCAACGGCATTGAAGCCAATCTGCTCGACAAAGAATACGGCAAAGACGGTATGATCCAAACTCGCACCACGCTGAAGTAACACCCCCTTAACCTCCTATCGGGAGAGGCCAAATGGCTGACAAGATTTACACTACCGACGAACTGTTCGGTTCGTCTGATCGTATCTACACTACCGACGAACTGTTTGCACCCGACAAACCTGCAGAACGCACCTTCGGCGGAACCGTAAAAGACATCGGTATATCCGCGCTCAAGTCTGCAATCTCAGTGCCGGAAGCAGCGGTCGGTCTTGCTGACATTCCAACGGGCGGTGCGGTCGGCAATCTAGTCGAAAGCGCGGGAGTCAGATTCAAAGAAGCCAAGCGCATCCTCGACGAAGAACTCTCGCCGGCACAGCAAGCCGCAAATCGTCGAGTCGATCAAGCTGACGGTTTCTTCCCGACGATCGGTGCGCTGCTTGCAAACCCTAGCGTCATTGCTCACGGTGCAATCGAATCGCTCGGCTCGATGGGCGCAGGCGGCGTCGTCGGTCGTGGTGTTGTTGCTGCTGCGCCGAAGGTCGCTCCGTGGATTGCGGCTGCGATCGGCGAAGGTTCGATCACGGCAGGCTCAATGGCTGAGAGCACTCGCCAGACAACCGGCGATCTGACCGCTGCGCAGTCCGCTATGTCCATTGCATCCGGTATCGGTACAGGTGCGCTCGGTGCGATCGGCGGTCGTCTGGCAAAACGGCTCGGCGTTGATGACGTTGATACGATGCTGGTCAAAGGCATCGCCGCTGATGCAAGCGAGGACGCGGCCGTTGCGACTGTCAAGAAAGGTATCGTCCGTCGCATCCTTGAAGGTGGATTGAGCGAAGGTGTCTTTGAAGAATTGCCGCAGTCTGCGCAAGAACAGGTGTGGCAGAACGCAGCGCTCGGCAAACCGCTGATGGAAGGTGTTGATAAGGCTGCGGCGCAAGGCATGCTCGTCGGCGCAGCAATGGGCGGCGGTGGCAATCTGCTCGGATCGCTCGCACGTCCCGCACCCACCGTCGACGACATCGCTAAAGCACCAACGCTACCAGACGCTATCGCTGCCGCCGATGCCGCGCTTGCTGCACCGATCGATACGCTCGCACCGGCAATAGATGCGTTTAAGAGCGAATGGTCTGCCGCTGCCGAAGCTGCACGTGTGCCTGCAGACAGCGCGATACCGATGGTCGGCATGCCCGAGCAGCCGACTGCCGCACAGCCCACCATCGCACTACCGACTGACGGCGTACCTGTCGCGCAACAGATCGTCACACCAGATCGCCCTGCTGGTCCCGCACTGATCGCACTGGCTGAACAGCTTGCGATCCTTCCGGCCGGGGAACAGACCAAGGCGTTGATGCGTCTCGATGCCGACATGCGCCAGCGCGTCGTACAGACGATGCGTGCGCTCGATCCCGCCGTTCCGTCCGGTATCGTCACGCCTGACGCTGGTGTGCAGCCCGGTCAGGGTGAAGCGGCGCGTATCACCAATGAAGCCACGGTAGCCGCCAGCAGCGTGCAACCTATCACTGGTACCGCCGTGACGAACGTGCCGGCCTACACGCAACGTGCTGCACAGGAAATCGTCAGCAAAGACCCGTCGCAGGAGATGCGTCCGCACCGCGAGGTTGCTGGTCGCTTCGAGGTGGTGCCTGTTATCAGCGCAGCAGGCCCGGCCCGTGGGGTATTCTCGACGCAGCCGGCCGTAACCGAGCAGCAACGTCTCGCTGACGAAGAATCACCTGCTACGGCAATGCCCGCCGCACCTGTTGCGCGCCCCGCTGTGCCGGCCGCGCCGCTCACCGCAGAGCAGATAGAGCTTAACCGCATGGCGGCCGATGCAGAGCGTTCTAGCCAGCCGCGACCGATCTTCGGACCGCAGAGTCAGCTACGTAGCGAAACCGGACCGGACATCAAGGGTGAGAAGGTCACACGCAACATGCGCAAGGTGCTTGTGCAGATGGGCCGGATCACCGGTACGAAGGTGGTATTCGAGTTCGCACCGGGCAGCAGCGATGGTGCCGTACCGAATCGATCGGAGAACACGGTTCATATCAACACGGCCGCACAGATCAATCCGATGCAGGTCATGGGCCATGAGGTCACGCACGTTCTGCGCGATCGGCACGCAAAGGCGTGGGCTGCGGTGCGTGATGCGCTGGTTGCCACGATGCCGGACAAGCGCAAGGCGCTGGACGCATTCGCCTCTGACTATTGGGGCGGCAACGCTGAGAATGCCGCAAAGCTCGAAGCCGCACGCGCCATGCCTGACTGGTCGTCCGCGCTCACGCCCGAGCAGAAAGAGTTGTTCCACACCAGCGAGAACACCGTCGAAGCGTTCCTGCTGGACGAGATGGTGTCCGACCTTGGCGGTCAGCACTGGTCGGATGAAAAGTTCTGGCTTGACGTGTTTGCAAAGATCGAGAAGCAGGAGGGCGATAAAGCTCGCGGCATCATCGAACGGATGGTAATGGCGATACGCGAGACGCTCGGCAAGTTTCTCGCTGTCGTCCGTGCGCAGAAACAAGGCGACTACGCGACCATCTCGCCCGAGCAGATCGAAGCGACCCGTGATGCAATCAGCAGCGCGTATGCTGCGTTCATCCGTGGCGAACGTACTGTCGAGCCGGATCAAGGTGAGCACACCACGGAGCATCGGATCAATACGTCGCGGACGCACAGTCGATCGCAGGCCGGTGAGGGTGAGCCCGCTGTGCTAGAGACAGATGACGAATTGTCAGACGCTCGGGCCCGTGAGCTTGCTGCGCTGTCGCCTGCGCGTGTCAAACGTGACCAGCGCCTGTTCTTTGAGGTCGCACCGAAACCGAATGAAGCTGCCGCGTGGAACAAACTCAGCGACAAGCAGCAACGTGCTGTCAGCGAGGATATAAAGTCTCGCGTGATACCGGGTCTGCTGAAAGACCTTGGAGTTACCGGAACTATCCGACCGCAGCTTGGTGGCTGGATGGAAGATACGAATCCGTCGTTCGCGCTGGTTGTAACACGTGGCGATCCTGCCGTTGCTGCCCGCGCTGTCGGCTATGTGCTTGATCAGGAAGCGGTATATGCGCTCGGATTAAAGCCCTTTACAGGTGGTGAAAAGACCGGCATAATCCATTTCAATATTGATTCGTCTGACCGTGCGCTGGTGCATAAGATTTACACACAGATCAGGGCGCTGGACAGCGATGCAATATCAGGGCATTCGACACTGGACAACGAGATGTATATCGGTCTGCCTGTCGAACGCATGAATCAGTTGGAGCAACAAGTCGTGTCCATTCTGGACAAGGCAGGCGTCGCTACCGTCTATTTCGACGAAGGCTTCGGCGCAATGATAGGAGAGAACGATTATGGTATGCAAAGTGATCAGGGGTCTTCCGCCAGACTGCGCGCTCAAGCGCGGGACGTTAATCAGTGGCGTGATGAAGCCCGCAAGCTCCGAGGCCGATCCGATGCAGCCGGCGATCGATCAGATCGAGCAGGCGTTGCGCGCAAGAGCGAACAGCGCCCTAGCTACGGCGAAGGAAGCGGCGAAACAGTCGTCGGAGTCCACTACTCCCGACAGCAGCGAGACACCCTAAGTAGCGGGTTCTTCGGCACGGGCATGAAGGCCCAAGAACGGTTCCGTATTGCCGAGGCCAAAGACTCACGCATAAAGAAACGGTTGTACTTCTATGCCAACACCGGCAAGGGCATCGCGCCCGAGTCGGATGTCGGGCACCACGCACATAGCGTCACGCTCAACAACGTCTATGACATGGACGTTGATCCAAAGCGTCTATACAAGCGTCTCGCTGAAGGCGATCCGTACCAGTCACCCGACAACCTGATGAACGACTTCGAGGCGGGCGTCATTGACGCCGGCTTCGACGGCTACATGACACGTGAGTTCGGCAAGGGCGGTGCTGTCGTGCTGCTCGGCGCTCACAGTGTGCCGGTGCAGTATGAGGGCGAGCGGGCACGACCGGATGTACCGAATATGCCGGCACCGAAGTTTAGCGACGAGCAGGTGCTGCGTCGCAAGCTGATGGCAAACCGCGCGTTGCCTGCTGGCAAGATGACCGGTCTGGAATGGAAGCGCGCTCTGCTGCGTGAGATGCCTGAACTTGATCCGCGCTGGCTCGACAATGACAAGATGTACCGTCGTGATGAGTTGGTACCTCGTGCAGAGCCGGCACGCATGAGCGAGACTCGTCCTATGCTTGCGGCGTTGCAAGAGATCGAGAACGGCAAACTCACGATGGACGGCGATTACGGATACAACACGTTCCGGTCGCTGTGGAGAGAAGCCGAAAGTATGCGCTCCGAGTATCCTGACGAGCGCACCTACGATCTATACAAAGACAACGGCGGCACGGGTGTCGTTTATGGCGCTAGCGGCTACAACCGATACGCAGTGACGCAGGACGGCACGTTGCGGCCAATACCGGAATCGTTCTCAAATACAGACAAGCTCGCTGCGGCACAAGCCGCACTTGCAGAACCGGTTGCACGTCTCTCTGAGAGTCGTCCCGCTACATGGTGGTACTCCCCGCTCGCCCGTCAGGCTGATACTGCACAGATGAAGAAAGCGCCGGCATCGGGCTGGAAGTCGTGGCTCAAGTCGCTGGCGGCCAAGGGTGTCAAGCCGGATGAAATCAAGTGGTCCGGTATTGAAGAGTGGCTCGACGCGCAGGGCGAGGCGCAGGTCACACGCGAGCAGGTGCAGGCGTATCTGTCTGAGTTTGGCGTAAAGATCGAAACCATACTGCGAGGTGAGCGCAGCCCGGTAACTGACAGCACGCAAGAGGTCGATGCGGAAGACAGTGACATTGAACTGAACGTCGGTGAGTGGGAGATGGACGATCCTGACGAGGACTGGCTGGCCGAGCGTGCGAATAATCGGTTCGATGAGGTTGTTGATGATCGCGTCGAGCAGTCGTGGGAAGACATTTACGACGACATAGAGCACGAAGCCCGCACACGGATAGAGGTCAATCTGCCTGACATTGCGGCCGACGTGCAGCGTCAGATGGGTGACATGTTCCCGGTCGATGAAACGCTGGTTGAACAAGCCGCTCGTAGTATTGCGGCGGCACAGGTAGCCGGCGATACGTGGCAGGAATACACAGACGACAGCAACGACATGACCGACGAAGCGGTGCAGGCCGAAGCGGTCGATCGCGCGTTTGCCGTGCTGTCCGGTGACATTGAAGCACTGGAAGAGGAAGCCCGTCGTCGCGCCCGTGCCGAGATTGACGACGACGAGCTGTTGGAAGAACTGACGGAGCAGGAACGCACGTGGTATTACGACGATTATGAATCTCCGCAGACGCGCGCTATCACGGTCGATGGTGTGGATGGTACGTTCTATGACAGTACGTCGTATGGTGAGCGTCGGGTGTATTTTGACGGGCGCGACATACCGCTGCCGCGCCGTGCTGACGACGCTGATGTAGAAGGTGTGATCCGTCAGCTCGTCATGGAGGAAGGTCTGGTTTCCGGTAGCTCCGGTGGTGACTTCCATAGCGTTAAATGGGAAAGCAAAGACTACAACTTAGATACTAGACGTGCGGTGCCGGGGTCGTATCGTGAGGTACAACTGACGCTGCCGGTCGGTGCGTTTGGTATGCCGGTAACTGAGACGCTGAAGCGCGATTCATACACCGTGTTTGATGCGGACGGCAACGCGACGCTCGGTACGGTATCGGAAGAATCTGCCAAGCGAGAGGCTGAACGCATCGGCGGTCGATGGGAATATAGGCCCGACGAATTGCGTACCGAACGCACGCCTGTCAAAGACTATTACTACACGACACACTGGCAGGAAGCAAACGTCGTCGGCCATGCCCGATGGGACGAGCATACCGACAGCGACGGCAAGCGCGTCATGGTCTTGCAGGAAGTGCAGGGTGATTGGGGTCAGCAGCGGCGTGAGGGGCTGGAGGCGGCAGAGCGGGCTGCGGTACTGATCAAGCAGATTGATGAGCTAGGTGACGAAGGCGTTCACGCGATATTCGCGCTGAAGCAAGTCTTGCCGGAAGCTGAAGACGCATGGACAAGTTCTGACTGGAATAACGTCAGGTCGATGGGATCACGTGCACTATCTAACGACGTATCGTCCGACGCCAAGGTTGCGGCCGACAAGATTGCCAAGCTAGAGACAAACCGGCGCGAACTGCAACGCGAGTATGACGCGCTCAGTCGCGACCTACCCGACGCCGCACCATTCATCGAGAAGACGCCGCAATGGGCTGGTCTGGTGCTCAAGCGCATGATCGCTCATGCTGTCGAGTACGGCTTTGACAAAGTGGTCTGGACGAGCGGTGCCCAACAGGTCGAGCGGTGGCGTCACAGCCTGCGCAAACAGGTCGATACGATCGCATGGGAGAAAACACCTGACGGCATTCATATTGTCGCCAGCCAGAACGGCAGGCAGCGTACAGACACCCGCGTCAGCGAGACGGCACTGTCCGATGCGATCGGCAAACAGATGGCGAAGCAGATCATCGCCGATCCGAACCAGTCGGGCGAGATTACCGGCGATGACATTACCATATCCGATACCGGCATGGCCGGCTTCTATGATCGGATGCTGCCGAACATTGCAAACGACATACTTAAAAAGTTCGACAAGGACGTGCGGGTGAAGGACATTGAGGTGCATAAGGTGCGGCAGTACAGTGTCGCACCTGATCCTGACACGGCCGGTCGCTGGATCGTGCAGCAGGACGGCAAGGAACTTGTGTCGCATCCGACGAAGGAACGTGCAGAACTAAACGTCGAATCGCTCACAACCAGCAAGGCTGCCATAGAGATTGGTACTCAGCAAGGCTTCGAGATTACCGACAAGCTCCGTGAGTCGGCCGCTGCCGGTATGCCGCTATTCTCGCAGCGCCGTGCCAGCGCCGAAGCCCGTAAGTCTGAGGCCCGCAAGGAATGGTATCGCTCGCAACTGTCCGAAGCGGTCGGTGGCTTGCCGGCCAAGGTGCGCACAGGCAAGGAAGCGGCGCTGTGGCTGCAGAGCAATGCCAGCAAGCTCGGTGTCAAGAAAGACGAACTGCAATGGTCCGGCGTACTGGACTGGCTGGCGACGCAACGCAGCGTGACGGGCGCGCAGATACAGGACTGGCTGGCGAGCAACGGCGTGCGCGTCAGGGACGTGATGCTCGGTGAGGAGTCGGCCGAGTACAAGCGGCTGGATGCTGAGTTGCAGGAGCAGGAGGTAGAGGTTGCACGGCTGCGGAAGGCTGCGTTTGGTGCGCAATGGAAAAACAGTTCGTCGTCATATTTAGCGATGGAGCGGATAAATC